GGAAGTGACCATTGCCTGTGCTTTGCCCTATCCTTGGAGAGTTGGCAGTAAGCACATTGTTTACATCATCCCAAGTCAGGTCATTAACCCCTCCGAATGAGCCTCCATTATTATACTGAATTGATCCATCTGCACCTTGTGGGCTACCTCCTCCTCCACCACCAGAAGCATCAAGAGTAGTTCCTGTTATTGACAGATTAGCCCCTAATGTGATCTCTTGAATGGTTGTGCTACTTGAGGAAGTACCAAGTAAAATTTTAGTACTTGATGCTGTGGCAGTTGTGATGTCATTTGATGAAGTAAATTGTGCAAACTCCCCTGCAACAGGAGTGCCTGATGAACTTACTTTATCATTGAAGGTATTCCAATCTGTTGAAATCAGAAAGCCATCTGTCAAGTTACCTGCCTGACTAATGCTTATGTCAGGTGTTGTGCCTCCTGTGCTGGATAATGGCGCAGTAGCAGTCACATCAACCACAAGACCACTGCCAGCTCCGGCAGCAGGGAAGTAGCCAACAATGCGCCAATCACCTCCTCCTTCAGAGATAATCATGCAGCAGTCGTTAGCCACTGCTGTCTTGGTGTTTCCTGAACTTACACCAGGAATAATAAGCGATGAAGAAGCCTGAATATTGGCAGCATCGTCAAAGGTCAGCACAAACCTTGCTCCTTTTTGAACTGTGCCAAAGCTGGTGATTAAGGTTGTGCCTGTGATATGAACAAAATTGCCATTGGCTAAACTCAGGTCAGTGGTTGCTCCGGCTACAATAGCATCACCTCTGTTCTCATAGATGGCATTCTCAAGGCTGCTGATGTCCTTCTGAGTGACAAATGAGTCAATGCCATTGGTTATCCAATCCCTCAAGTCCTGTGGACTAATCAGCTGGCTGGTGTTGTCAGGGAAGTTGGTTGAGGAGTCTGTGCTGAGTTGCGCTCTGGTTCTATTCGCCATTGTCGTAGCCTGTGTCAAAGCCGATGGTAAATGCTCCACCAGCACCTGTTATCTGATTTGACATTAACAGGGTAAATTTAGTAGTACCACCGGAAGCATCCTCTGGTTGATTGGTTGCCTCAAGGATAAATCCTTGCACATCCAGACTGCCAGAAGTGAGCCTTACTTTCCGATATTGCTCATCTTGGCTCAAAGTTAAGAAATCGCAGAGACTTTGCGGATAGCTAAACTCAATGCCTATTGGTCTGAATAGATAGACAGCATCAGATGGTCTGAGGTAAACAGGATCAACATTAGCATTCTCATTGAGTAGGCACTCCTCGCAGTATTCCTGGCATGGCTCAATGGTGTCATCTATGTAGCTGCTGTAAGTGGTCTGATATTGTCCAACCTGAAAGCGCAGCATTGGATTAGTCAAGCCATAAGTATTCATGCCAAGCACCTTCCACCATCTCATGGCAACCCGGGCAGGAGTGTGGAATATGTTGTAGAGTCCTGACAGAGTTGAATTGCTAATGTTTATGTAATCTGAAGCCATTGAAACTGTCCCAGGCGCAAAAGAAAAAGCTCCAGACTCAAGTGGCAATTTGTAGACTGTATTTTCAACATCAGAGCCACTTATTGTAGGTCTGTTAAGCCAAATAATGAATGTGTCATAATCATTAGGTCTATCTGATGAGCCAGCAGCAGATGTAATATCTGACATCCTCCGGTAAAACTCAATCGTGTAGCCTTCAGCAATTATATTAGACCTAATGTCCAGCTTAGCACTGCTAGCCTCATTCATTGCCTTATTATCGGTGAAGTAATTGCGCTCAGTGTGAATAGCCAATGAGCCTGAGAGCTGAATGTTCTTCCACTTGTCAGAATAGCCTATTGTCATGTTATTCTTCAGCAAGTCTACTTTAGCCATCTGATCTACTTCACCGACATTGGCAAAGGTTTGGCTGATGCTATTCTGGTAGAAGTACTCTCTAGGCTCAACTCTGATTTTCCATTCTGTGCCTGTCCATTCAAATGCCCACCCAAGACAGAATATTTTATCAAGGTCTTCAAATGTCTGCTTCCAACTTGTAGGACATTGAGAAAATTCAGCAACTTGAGCAATGCCCCTAATTCTTGAACCTGTGGTCAGTGCATTGTTCCAATAGCATCCATCTCCTGACTCTGAGAAAGCATCAGAAAGCAACTTATCATTGCTTCCTGTTAAGATGTAAATGACTCTTTTTAGCCACTGCTCAATGGTCAAGACATCAGATTCAGAAGCATAGTCTGCATTGCTATACTCTTGAACAGTTATTCTTAGGCCTTTAAAAATTGTAACCCTTGTTGGATATAGTGAGAAGCTATTAAATGTCCATGCAGTAATACAGGCTTTATGACCTGCTGGCACAGATATACTTCCTGACCAATTTATAGTGTCAGTAAATAACTGCCCGGTAGCCAAATTAACCTGGTAAAAGGTTAAACCTGTTGTAGCAGCATTACTAGAATCAAATTGCCTGATATTAAAATAGACGGTTACAGGATTACCATTAGGGTCATTCTCAAGCTCAATATTTAAGTTAGAAATATCTATTTCAAGAGTCCTTGTGTTGCCAGTATTGTTGTAAAAGAATGGACTTTGACCAAAGTCAGCCTGATAGGTTAATTGGACAGCATTAGTATCAAGGACATTCCCATAAGTTCCTTTAAAATCATTATTTTCCCAATATGTTGGAATTATGGCAATGACCTGAACAGTAAATCCTGATGGCCCGAATTGAGTGTATACTGTGCTATCTGCTAAGTTTTTACCATTAGCATTAAGCAGTAATTGCTGCTTGTGCAGCCTGATGTTCTTAAATGTTAAAGGATCAATAGTGCCTCCATTCAAATCAGTAGTGCTGGTCAGGTCAATCTCTACATCCTGCCTGCTCTTGAACTGTTCTCTGAAGTTGTCATCAATGATGCCTACTGTCACCTCCCAGCTATCAGTGTCGCAGACATTATGCTCCTGGTAGATGGCTAGGTTAATCTTACCCTCAAATGAGTAAGGTGAGCCATTGTAGCCTACATCAGAAACAATCAGGATGGTAATGTCAGCATTGATAAAGTAGGTGTCATAAAGGTCTTTAATGAGCTTTCCTCCCTTATTGTAGAACCTTAACTCAGTGCTGAATGGTTGGTCAATGCCATGACTCTCCATCCTCAAGGCTGTGAACTCAATGGCATCCCAGCCAATAGGCTCTTCAACCTCAATTCCGTTCAAATAAAATTTCCATCCTGCCATAATCGCAAAGGTAAAAAGAAAAAGCCCCTGCATTGCAGAGGCTCTTTGCATCGTTCAATCTAAACCAATAACTAAACTAAACTGAGTCTGATCTAAACCTGTTGTTTAGGATTTTTGTGGTTCTTCTTGGTGTCCTTATAAATTTTTCAAAGCCCTTCTCATCCATGCTAACCTGAGTAATGGGAAGGCTCTTTAGTATGCTGCCTAGTTCTCTTATCTCACCTACCACCGGAGAGCCTCCGTTGCTGCCTCTATTAGCATAGTGGTTAGCTAGGAATAGCTCTTGCCTGCTTAGAGCATGATTAGGAATTACCTGTGAGCCTTTAGGTAGATCAACCAGAGTCGCACTTGGTGGAGTGAAGTAAACCTTGCCCGACTCAGTCACAACTTTCTCCACCCCTCGCTCACCTACTATGGCTTTACCACCTTTAAATGGCTTGCCTTTTGTTCCTTCAGCAAACTCTGGGACTGGAGTAGCAGCAATGATTCCTATTTGAGCTGCTGCTATTGCCCCAGCTAATACAGCCAATGGAGCTGTGGCTGGATTTGGTGCATACTTAATAAGCTGCTCGCCTAATGTAAATAAGATTCTTGCAACTGAGGCTGCTTGTTCAGCCTTAAATTGTTTAGTCCTAATTTCTTTTTCTTTTTGTTCTTTTTCTCGGTTTAAAGCATCAATCTTTTGCTGATTGCCATCAGCAAGCCTAATTTCTTCATCATATCTGCGCTGAAGTAAGGTCATTTCATTGCTTAATTTGGCTTCATAAAGTCCGAATGCACCATCTGTAATAGTTTGTATAAGTTCTAATGATTTACTCCTTATATCCTCTTTAATCTTTGCAGCCTCCTTCTCCTTTTCAATTTCTTCTTTTAGATAATCCTCATAATTTTTTGACCATTTCTTTAGCTGGTCAGCTCGCTTATCATATAAGTTCTTATCCTCTTCAGCAACTTTGACTTTTGCATCTTTAGTAATTAAAAGTTCATTTTTTGCAGCCTCTTCATAGTCTTTTGCTGCCTTATCTCGCTGAAGTTTTGCAAATATAACTTCCTCCTGAATAATGCCTATGTTCTTGGTGCTGTATTCCTTCTTAAGCTGATAAACCTTTTCTTGAAAAACCTTTTCTGCTCCAACTTCACCCAACTTTGAGCCTCTGAGTTGAGCCATTAATACTTGCTGCTGCTTCTCAAGCTCAAGTAGCTTTAGCCTTGCCTGATATTCAGCTTTTAGTTGTTTTTCAGTCTCTTTATCAGCTTCTATGTTCTTCTTTTTCTCATCATATAGCTTATTGAATACATCTAAATTAAGCTCATAAGCCTTTAATAGCTTTTCCTGGTCACTTATCTGCTGAGCAGTTACTGTTCTAGATGTTGTAATTGTCTGTTGCTGAATGTCATCATATTCAGACCCAGCAGCTCTATATTCTTCCCTTATTACTTGAGCTTGCCTTGTTTCATCACCATAGACCTTTTTTAAGGCTTCAACTCTCTCCTTTAGGCTTTTAATCTGAGCTGCTGTGTTTGTTTTTAAGTTTGCAAGGGCTTCTGGACTAGCATTGCTGAATTTCTCATAAATTTTATTGTAAGCCTCACCAGCTTCCTTTACCTGCTTTCCTCCAAATAGATCATTGAGCTTGGTCAGGAATAAAGATGTTGCTCCAAGTGCTTTCTGATAAACAGGTGCAAGGTTAGTGCCTATGGTATTTAATAGGGTATCATAAGCATCACCAAGATTGCTAATCTGACCACCTAGAGTGCCAGATATTGCAGCCATTGCACCGCTTACACCTTGAACATCTCCTAGAGAAACAAGATATTGCCTGATGGCATCATTTGTAAATTTAACCTGAGTCTGAACTCCTTTAAAGGTGAAAGTAACTTGATCTCCTGCCTTACTTGCCCGAATGCCGAATTCCTTCAATCGCTCAAACTCTCCGGTCTGAGCATCTATTATTGCTTCCGCTAATTGGTCAAATCCTTTTCCGGTAGATGATGCAAGGTCTCCTAGCCTTCTTAGCTGAGCAACGGTAGGTGTAAATCCTTGATTTGCTAACTTAACAAATGATGCAGTAAGCTCCTGCACTGAAAATGGAGTCTCTGATGCAAACTTCTGTATGTTAGTCATTGCACCAGCTGCTGCACTCCTACTCCCAAGTGTATTGGTAAGTACAGCAGATAGTTTCTGGAATTCAGCAGTAACAGCAATGACTTCCTTTGCGAAACCCATTACTTTATCAGCTGCAAATATCCCGGCAATGACTGGCGCAACTTTGGAAGCAACTGCTCCCATTCCACCCATAGCATCACCAGCATCCTTCCCTGACTTCTTGGCCTTGTCTCCTACTTCGTCAAACTGCTTCTTTAGTTTGCCAAGCTCAGCAAGTAGCTGCCTCTCCTCTGCTGTTATCTTATCGAACTCAGAGGTAGCCTGTTGCAGCTTACTCAGGTCAATATCATACCTGATTTTAATGTCATTCGTTGAAATAGTAGCCATGAGCTTGTCTTTATGGCTCAAAGATAGCAATTAAAAAAGCCACCCAATGTGGATGGCCTTTTACTCAATTCTGAAAAAACAAAGCAAAATAATTCTAACCCTTACCCTTTTTAGCCTTTAGGCCTGCAATATAGCTACTGACAATTAAATAGTATTCATAGATTGGCCTTTCGACCAGGAATTTAGCTCGCTCAGGATCTCCACCTGAGACTCTAAACTGCTCATCAAATCTCTGTCTGTGCTGTCTAGTGATTGCAGTCCAATAATATGTTTCAGGTTGTTTAGGCTTTGCAGAGTTTCTGCCTGCAAATAATTCGGGAAATTCATGCTGTATTCGGTCAAAGAGGGCAGATAGGTGTACTCCGGCAGATTCAAAAAAAAACCCTCCACATCATTGTGCTTCATCCAATGCTCCAGCTTCTGCTTGTTATATGGGTACTGATAGTCAAGTGGATTCTCCTGCTCATCGAAATAGACAACGGTTGCCAGCTTCAGCTGCCTGAGTAGGCTTACAGACATATCCATCTGTTCCTTTAGCCTTGATGCCATCACACCTATCTCATAGAGCTTCTTGTCATCCTTCTTCTTCTTGTCCATGAGCAAGTTGATAAGCCCATTGTTCCAGCCTCTCAAGAAGTCAGGATTAATCTGCCAGAGTTCTTCAGTGAAGATGTCCCTGGCAGCTACTGCCCTCTGGAATGGTACATTGACTTCTGAAACAAATCGGAAGTAATTGACTTCACCGGATGTAAAGGCAAACTCAATCTGATCCCATCGCTCAGCAGGAGCTACTCCTCTGTACTTTGGTTTTCCGTCTAGAGTTTTGACAAGATTTGTCTCTGCATCAGGGACAGGAGGAGCAGAAACAGGTGGTTTAGACCTAAAAATATTGAACATAAGTAGAATGGATAGTCAAACATGAGGCATGAGATGAACAAGAACTGCCATGCCCCAGAGCAGTAAGGGCATTCACCAAGTGGCTTCGCCCAGAAAGTCGGCAGCTTCTGAAGCTGGGACAGATACCACTGCCCAACAGGGTGATCCTCCAGCAGATAATCCAGAAACAATGAGAAAGCTGCACAAATCAGTGCAATCAGCATCAAGGTCATCAGGTTCGAAATTGAGTGGAATGATGCAGCAGCCTCTGCGCTTACCTCCACAACTTGATTCAATATCATAATTCATTGGTCTAGGCAAATATGTTAAAGATTAAAATATTGTCGGTCTGATTGCTGATGGTGTTGGCAAAGCTCATGCAAATGCTATCATACTGCTTACCATCGGTAGGAGTGAAGATGTACGGATTGACACTGCCAGGCTCAAAGAAGCTGATGTGGTACTGTCCTCCATAGCTATTGATGAAGCCCTCTGGCATTGCCGTAAGGTCAAGCTCAACATAGCCATCAATGTCAATGGTCAGCAACTGCTCAACGATGACATTCACTCCTGGCTTAGTGATTTTTACAATGATGTCTGACTCGGTGTAAGTCGGTGGCACAGCTATGTAAAATGCAAATGGGCAGCCATTGAGAGGCTCACAGACCTTGAAACAATCACTGCAACATAGTGCCATACTTTTCGAGATTGAAATTGCTTGTTATCTCTGCAAAGTTAGAGAAAATAAAATACCTAAAGGCATCCAGAGCATGAGACTTATCCGGGTTCTTATTCTTCCATGGATCAAGACTGCCCTGCCTGTCCACCTTTGCCTCTTTGAGGTCTGTGATTAGGTTGGCACAGGTCTTATCACTGATTTTTATCACTGACTTCTGGAAGAGCAGAATAGTGATTAGTCTGCTGGCAATGTGGCTAGGGTTAGTCTTAGGCACTTGCAGCTGCATGTCAATCAGGTTGAAGTAGTTCTTAATGATTAGATAGGCACTGATGTTGCCCTGAGTAAATGCACTCCTTGAAGCTCCAGAGGCATCACCATTGATGACATAGTTCATTCCAGGGAATTCCTCCTTAATGGTTTGGCATAGTGATGCTAGGTCACCTATGCGATAGACCTTAATCACATTGATTCTGGCATAAATCTCAGCATCATAGCCATACTTGATGTACTGGCACACCACACAGGTGTTAGTCACATTGAAGTCAAATGCTAAGTAAAGGTCATGTGATGGTGAGGCTTTGATGTAGCCATGCTGCACATTCTTAGAGTAGTCAAAGCTGGTGGCAAAGAGCGACTCTCTATCCCAGATTCCCCACTGCCCTAGAGCATAGACTTCATAGTAAGTCTGGCTCACTGACTTCAGTGCCTCCATCCTTGTGACATACTCATCATCCAAGAAGTCAATCGCATCCTTGTAAGTGCCATGCAGCCGGAGTATTTGCTTAGCTTCATTCTGAGGCACATCATCAAAGAACCGTTTCTTAATCCAGTGGCTATCTGATACTGGATTGAATGTGAGAAAGAATCTCTTTGGATGCTCTGACTTACCCCTGAGTC